ATGGGATCGCGGATAGGGGTCGCGGTTGATTTGTCCGGGCCTGAGGAATCGGTTAGAGAGGTTATCGCTGACGGCGAATATTCCTGTCGCGTATTCAAGTTTCGCGGTGCGGTGCGGGTTGTTGGTCGAGACAGGGAGATTATGCGCCTGTTGGGTAGTTTGGCCGAATATGACGTTAGCGTAAAAATGATACGGTGTGAGGGGCTTTATGGGACAAGCTAGGTTGCGGGTTCTCGTTGCCTGCGAATATTCCGGCGTTGTGCGCGATGCGTTTGCTCGGCTTGGACATTACGCCATGAGTTGCGATTTGCTGCCTGCTGAAGTGCCTGGGTCCCATTATCAGGGTGACGTTCGGGATGTGCTGGATTATCCGTGGGATTTGATGGTTGCGCATCCGCCATGTACGCATCTGAGTGTTTCGGGCGCTCGGCACTTTGCGGATAAGCGCATGGATGGGCGGCAACAGGCGGCTGTGAGTTTTTTTATGATGTTGGCAAAGACAGACATTCCAATGGTCGCAATAGAAAATCCGGTTTGCATCATGTCGTCTCTGTGGAAAAAGCCTGATCAGGTAATTCAGCCGTGGCAATTTGGGCATGGAGAGACAAAGGCGACGTGTCTATGGCTTAAGGGTTTGTCATTGCTAAAACCGGAAAACATTGTGGATGGAAGGGAAAGCAGGATACATAAAATGCCGCCTTCTCCTGACAGGTGGAAGGAAAGAAGTCGTACTTATAGCGGGATTGCGGCGGCGATGGCTAATCAGTGGGGGGGGTAATGGGGCGGGCTAAGGAAAGAGGAACGTTTGGGCAGAGAAGTGATGCGGCTATCAGGCGCGGAATGTTGCGCAGGAAACGGCGCAATCGGTTCGATTGCTTGTGTTGGGCGGTTGCGTCGGTGGTGGTGGTGTTGGCGTTCGTTGGGCTGGTAGTGGCTTGATGTATCCGCAACTCTCGGCGCTTGAAAATGCGCTTTGCGCCTTTGACCCTAAATTCCGGCGTCCAACGGATGCGCTTTGGGATGGGTTTAGGCTTGAGTTGGTGCGTACCACGCTGGCGCGGTTGCCTGCGCGATTTGCGCGGCGTGTGGAAAGTGAGGCGCTGTCTATTTATGCGGCGGCGGGTGATGGCGCGGCGGGTGGCTATATTTGGGACGTGCGGGAAACGTTGTCCGGTGGCGCGGTGTCGCTGGCGTCGTCGGATGACGATATACGCGGGCTTGCAAAAACGCGGGCGCTGGAATGTCGCGGGTTGTGGGATTTGGCCGCGTGTGAGCGTCTGGCAAGGCGTACCGGGGTAATGCCGCCTGATGTGAAGAAAACGGGCGTCAAGGGCGCGCTGGCGCGTCTGTGGGACGATCAGTGGTGGCGGCGGGCAATCCGTACCAGCGTGGCTAGACAGGTCGAGCGGCATGCAATCGGCCTGGGTTTTGTGCATCGGCGCGCAGGCAAGTATGCGTCGGATGAGTCTGTCAAGCGTAGACAGGAGCAGAAAAAGCGCAATCGAGCAATGCTGGAAGCGGTGCGCGTGGTCAATGAGTTGGGGCAAGAGTACACGCTAGCGGCGCTGTCGGATTTGTCGGTAGCGAATCCGCGTATTCGGCGCGGCGAGTTAATGATGCGGATTGCCGGGTTTGAGGACGTGGCTAAAAGTATGGGGCATGTGGGCGAGTTTTACACGCTTACTTGCCCGTCAAAATATCATGCGCGTATGAGCGCGTCAGGCAAGAAAAATCCAAAATATCGACGCTTAACACCGCGTCAGGGTCAAGAATACTTATGTGGCGTCTGGAAAAAGATAAGGGCGCAACTCGCAAAAAAAGGGGTCCGGTTGTACGGGGTCCGGGTCGCTGAGCCGCAACATGATGGCACACCGCATTGGCATATGCTCTGCTTTATGCCTGCGGATCAGGTTGAGTGCGTGCGGGCGGTGATGCGTAAGCAGGCGCTAAAGGAGGATGGCGCGGAATACGGGGCGGCTGAGCATAGATTTGATGCGGAATCAATAGATTGGAGCAAGGGTTCAGCGGTGGGTTATATCGCTAAGTACATTTCCAAAAACATTGACGGGCATGGGCTTGATTCTGACGTTGACGGCGGGCCTATAGATGACGTGGCGGCGCGTGTTGATACATGGGCGAGTACTTGGGGCATTCGTCAGTTTCAGCAACTTGGCGGCGCGCCTGTGGGCGTCTGGCGTGAGCTAAGGCGCGCTGAGGAAACGGATGGGCTGATAGGGGAAGCTGCGCAGGCGGCGGATAAGGCGGATTGGGCAAAGTATACAAAATTGCAAGGCGGGGTTTACGCAAAGCGGGCGGATATGCCCATAAAGGTGTTAAAGGTCTGGAATGATGCGCTGGGGCGGTATGGCGAGGAAATAGGTAATATTATCAAGGGTTTGAAGTGTGACACAAGCGAGTTGATAACGCGCGTTCATAAATGGGTTTCGGTGTTGGGTGTGGGGGTTGGGTTTACTTGGAGTCCTGTAAATAACTGTAACTTTGGAGTAGTGAAAAATGATGCGTCAAATGGGAAAAACGATACCGGTAGCGGCAATGGTCACAACAGCGGACCTGCGGCGCGCGGCATTGGCGGCAAAAAACGCGGATTTGTTGACAATGCGGGATCGGATGGCGGATTTAATCGAACTTTTAATCTGCAAGCTGGATGATTTGGATCGTCAAGCGGATTTGATGGGCGTTGACATCGTTGGCATTCAGCAAAGGGGGAATTACTAGCATGGCGAAAGGTGATCTTCTCGGAAAAATCGAATGTCCGTGCTGCGGTACGCCTGGGGGAATGCGGGTGACTGAGGATAAGAACGGTCAGCCATTCGGGTACTGTGAAGCAACTTGCAATGTGCAGATGCGCCTGGGGGGTAGTGGTTACCGGGTGGATCAGTTTTACAAAAAATATCCGGGCGTTCGTCGTCCTGGTGCTGTAACGGTAACGGTAACAGGCGAGGGCGGCGCGCAGGAAAAGCCTGTAACGGTAACAGGCGAGGGCGGAGTATCGGTAAAGCCTGTACCGGTAACGGGCGGGAAGGGTAAGCCGGTCAAGGCGGCGATTCCTGATTATCTATCCATGCTGGGGGTCAAATGATGAGCCATCCTGAAGATGCGCGCTGTACCAGTACTGAGGACGTATCCAGCGAACAGGCGTCAGATTTTGCGGCGCTGCGCGCGGCTGTGGATGAGGTTGAGCCGGTAACGGTAGCAGAGCAGAGCGGGCCGGGTCTAGCGGATGAGTTGTCGGGTTATATCATGCTTTTTGTGTCTGTCGCAAAGCCTGCTTTGCCGTCGCTGGGCGTGATCTATACAGGCGAGGTTGTCGGCGCGGCGGCGGCTGCGATAGCGTCTGTATGTGAAAAGCATGGGTGGCTGCAAGGCGGACTCGGTGGCGAGTACAAAGAAGAAATAGCTGCGGCAATGGTCCTGTTGCCGTTGGGCTATGCGACCTATCGCGGCGTCAAGTCCGATATAGGGGTTAAGCCTGAAAAGGCGCTGTCGGTAACGGATAGCGGGGTGGTTGGTACTGGTCCTGGTCCTGGTACGGTAACGGCTGGCGAATCCTTGAAAACGGTAACGTTCGGATGACAGCGGGTGATGTAAAGCTAACGGACAGGCAAAAAAAAATAGCGGCTGAAAGGCTGTATGAAGCCTATCTGAAAACGGTTGACGGTCGATTGGTTGTGGTCTCAGGCGCTACGCGGTCCGGCAAAACCGCGTATGTCCGGGGTCAGGTTCGGAAGGATCGGCGCGTCATTGCCTGGGACCCTGAGGATCAATGGTCAAGGCTTCCTGGATGGAAACGAGTCACGTCCAGAAAAGAATTGCTGGCGCTGGCACAAAGGCCGGGGCCTGTCAGGGCGGGTTTTGTCGTGGGCGGCAAGCTGCAAGATGAATTCGATTTTTGGGCGGCTTGCATGATGTACGCGGGGCGGTATGTTGCGCCTATCGTGGCTATCGCTGAGGAATTGGCTGATGTAACGACTCCAAGTAAAGCCCCGGGCGCTTGGGGGATTCTGCTGAGGAGGGGTCTGAAACGCGGCATAACAATCTATGCGATCAGTCAACGATGGTCTGAAGCGGATAAAACGGCGGTTGGCAATGCGTCTGAATTCGTCCTATTCCGGCAATCCTCGGGTGATGACGTGCGCTATCTGTCCAGAAAAACGCGGGTCCCTGAATCAGAGCTTGCAGGCTTGATGCAACTGCAATATGTGCGGCTGTCGGCCATTGACGGCGCAATTTCGAGGGGAAAACTTACTTTTTGATTCTTTTGGCTTTTGTCAAGGTGCGGTATGGGTAACGGTTACTCATACCGCATATTCATTTGAAAGTCATATTTTGATTTAATCCTTCAATACCGCGTGGGGCGGTTCTGGTTTTATTACATGGGGAAAATCAAATGACTCAAGAACAAATGATGGCTTTAGCCGTCGCTGGTGGCATCGTTTTTGCTGCTTACAAATTCGGTTCGGGCGTGGTGAAGGCTGGCGCGCTGGCCGTTGGCGCTGTCGTGGTTGCCAAGCAGATTCCTTACGTTAACCGCGTAATCTAAACCGCATAAAAACGACAAAAGGGGATTAGATTATGAGCGTAGGAATTCTGACTCGTTATTCGCTGCCATTTTCCAACGTGGCCGCTAACAATATCGCAACTGCCAATGTGACGCCTGGTCGTTTGATTGAGAATGTCAAGCTGTGCCTGGGCGGGACCACGTTTACCAAAGCGCAGATTACTCAAGTTCGCGTCAAGGCGAACGGCAAGGTAATCATGGAAGGAACGGGAACGGAACTCGATCTGATAAACGCCTTTCGCGGCGAAACGACTGATCCAAAGTTTCTCGATTTGTCTTTTGCGGATTATTTCCTGAACAATGAATTTGACAGGAAAGTGGGCGGCTTTGATACAAGCGTGGGGATCAGCAATATCACGCTGGAAGTCACCATAGCAGGCGCTACTGCGCCAACGCTCAAGGCCATTGTGACGGAATCGGCGGCGCAAAAGGACAAGTCCGGCGAGTTCGCTCCTTACGCTACGCTTATCAGCAAAGTGTTGAAATATCCTTTCAATATTTCCACTGGTGGCCGTCTGCCTTTTCAGGTTCCATTCGGCGCGCAGTCCGGTTCCATTATCAAGCGCTTGCACATTTTTCACACTTCCAAGATGACTGGAATCACGGTCAAGCAGGATGCTATGGTTATCCATGAAAGTGTGACGGCTGAAAACGAACAGGAACAAAAGCGCTTTGCGCGTAAGCCGCAAGCCAACGTTTACACGGTGGATTTCACTGTGCAAGCTGCAATCAAGCATGCTCTCGATACAAGGGATGCGAGGTCGCTGGAATGGCTCCCGGAATTTTCCGGTGCTGATTCCGGGAGCGTGATTGTTGAGTACTTGGACCCTCTCGGCAATCTGTAAAAGATACATTCCGTAATGTAAGCGCGAAAGGGCCGGTCGCTGGATCGGCCTTTTTTGGAGGAAAAAGAATGGACGATTGGGCAAGCACGGTTACGGGTTGGGCGACCAAAGCGCTTGACGCTGCGATTGCCGTCAAGGTCAATAACCCGCATGAACTCAACAAGATGCAGCTGCAAATGTATGGAAACTATGGTTTCTATCCTGACGCGCAGGGGAACTACGGTAATCAGCCGATTATGGGTGCTGCGGGCGGGATTTCGCCGGTCGTGCTGATAGGCGGCGCTGCTGTGCTGCTCGTTTTGCTGCTGAAGGATTAGCATGGACCCTATGTCATTACTCGCGGCTGTCGGTCCTGGTCTTGGGCAAGGTCTCGGGCAAGGGTTGGCCGGTCTTGCGGGCGGCGCGGGCGGTCCTGCGGTTTCGCGGGCGGATGGCGCAAAAATCGAGCCGGTTTTTGATAATAGCGGATGGAATGTCAATTTTTCCAGCGGGTCCATTACCAGCGACCGGCAACAACTGCCTGCGCTGGGCGGAATGGAATGGACTACTGCGGCGATGTGGATAGCGGGCGGTCTCGTCGTGTGGAAAATCATACAAAAGAAGGCTAAATGATTATCCGTCTGGTAGCGGGTGACTGGTGCACCAGTGCGGACCGGTGGCTAGGTCTGACTGGCGCGCAGCATTTGCCGGAATACAAGGCGCAATTTCGCAATGGTGCGCGCCTTCTGTACGTGCTGGCGGATGGCGTGGAATGCGGTGCGGTGCTGGTGCGCATAGACGTGCGGGCGAATGGTGCGGATGGCGTGATAGTCGCTGCCGGTTGTCGGTTGCCTGGGGTTGATCTGGTTGCACATGTGCTGCCTGCGCTCGAATCTCTCTTTCTCGGTGTGGATGCGGTGCGAGTTCACACGTCGCGCCCTGGTCTGGTGGCAAAGCTGAAAAAATCCGGGTACGAACAGGCTGAAGTCGTGATGGTTAAAAAGGTGACGTCATGCATATATCATTAAGGCAACTATACGCGGCGGGCGAACCGATAGGCGATAGCGCTACCGAACGTTTGCCGTGCGGTCGCATCATTTATGGTGGCGGCGGTTCCAAGTCGTCCAGTACCGTTTCGAGTAGCGCATCCAGTCAAGACAAAAGGATGGCGCTGACAGGCGGTGTCGGGATCAATGCTGAGGATTCGGTAATCAATGTCGAGTCTGTAGACAAGGATATGATGGTTCGGGCGCTGGATTCGGTTGATTTAGCGACTGCAACAGGCGGGGAGGGGCTGGATAAGTTGTTGAATGTGGCCGTGGGTTTATTCGAGGGCGCGGGCGCGCTGGTGGATAAAACCCAAAGCACAGCGCTGGCGCAGCTTGATACGCTGAATCGTGCGGCGAATGACTCACGCGGCGCAATCGATCAAAAAACAATGATAGCGCTGGCAATCGCGGGCGCGGCTATCGTAATCATTCCGAAAATGGTGAAAAAATGACAGGCTTTGTCTATGAAAGAATCGCTCAGTCATTGGCTGCGAATGCAATTGCGCGCATGGCGATAGCGGCGGGGGAGTTGCGTATCGCGGCGTCGTCTTATCCGGTGACGGTCAATCTGCTGCTGGGCGGGCGCATCCTGGGGAGTGCGTCCGGTATGCAGGCCGGTGACTATGTTCGCGGCGTGCCGTTCGATGGTTTTGAGATTGTCAATGGTCCCGCTGCTCAAACGGTAGTAATAAGACTGGCGTCAGGGCAATCGGGTTCTGACAGGATAGTGGGAGAGGTGTCGGTTATTTCCGGCGAGGTCACGCGTAGTGCCAGTGGGGTGGCTTTTTTTGCTGCTGGGGGGAAAACGGCGGTTGCTGCTGAATATAGCTATGTGCTGCTGTGGAATCCGGTAGCAAGCGGGAAGAGATTGATTGCGAATCAGATTATGGGGCGCGTGAATACGTCGGGCGCTTTTAATTTGCGCTGGGTGTCGGGGGTAATCGGGACCTTTCCAGTGGGATTGGAGTTGCCGTCAAATAAGCTGATCGGTGGGGCGGCTACGGTGGCAGAATTCCGGGCCGGATCACAAGGGACGTTTCCGGGAACGTATATTTCTGGCGTTTATTCAGCCCCTAGCACGTCTTTCGTCGTTCCGATCAATGAGCCGCTAGTAATCAATCCGGGGTTCGGGGTGCTGGTTTGTGGTACTGCGCCTAATGAGCAGGTAAATGGATCATTTCAGTATTGGGAAGAGTCGCTATGAAAATCAAGAATCCGAATTTCGTGAGTGATGTTGACAAGTTTTTGGCATCGAACAAAGTGGCTTTGAAAAAGGTGTTTTCCGACAAAGCGACTCGGGAAACGCTAACGGCTGAGGACGTGCGGGCGGCATTACCTACGATCAGGGATCAGCTAACAGATGGCATGATTGCCGAATTTGCAAAGCGTGAAGGAATGACGCTTGAAGAGTGATGCGCTGATATTCGTGGCGGCGGGCCTGTTGGCGGGAATCGCGGCCTGGAAAGCGGCGGATGCGTCTGTTGATGCTGGTGAGTATGAGCCGTCAGGCGTAGATAGTATTTCTGACGTGATAGATGATTTCACGTTTGACAATTTCGGAATATCCATTATGAGCAATTGGCGGGATGATCTGGCTGGGCGGGGTGCTGCGTATGCGCCTTTACTCGCGGCGGCTGAGGTCCGTCATGGAATCCCTGGTGGAATGCTGGCGCGTCTTGCGTGGCAAGAGTCGCGGTTCCGGGCTGATATCATAAGCGGTCGCACGGTGTCAAGCGCTGGCGCGCTGGGGATCATGCAAATAGTTCCTAAGTGGCATCCTGGCGTGGACCCTTTAAATCCTGCTGCGGCGATCAACTATGCAGGCGGCTATCTTGCATCGCTTTACCGGCAATTCTCGCGGTGGGATTTGGCACTGAAGGCGTACAACTGGGGTCCGGGTAATGTGCGGGCTTGGTTAAATGGGCAAAAGGTCGAGCCAACAGAAACGCGGCTTTATAGCGCGCAGATTTTGAATGACATGGGGGCAATAGCATGAGCAAGACAGGGCAAAATATCGCAATAGCGGGGGCGGTGGCTGTGGGGGCTTTTATGCTGCTCAAGTCGAGCGGTGGCATAGCTGCGCCTTTTCGTAGGGTCCTGGGGATAGGCAATCAAACAGGAAACCCGGTAACAGGGTACGACAAGGTTACTGAGATTTTGAATCAGGCATTACCGGCGCAACCTGGGTATGCCTGGAAATACTACTCTGACGGCACGTCTATCAGTCCTGAGGGCAATTATTACCACAATGGCGCGCTGGTATGGTCTCCGGGCGGTTGATGCCGGTTGCGCTGTATGCGGGCGCGGGTCTCGTCCTGGCTGTGGTCCTGGCGCGCAAATTTGACGTTATACCTGGGTTGTCGGATATTGCCTACAGCGCAGGGAATGCGGCGGTGGATACAGTGGATGCGGTGGTATCGGGCGTGGTGGTAGGGGCGGGCAAAGTGGCGGGCATTCCGGCAACAAATAAAACGCAATGTCAACATGATTTGGCGCGTGGGGATATGTGGGAAGCATCCTTTTCCTGCCCTGCGAAAGATTTTCTGTCGGCGGCCTGGAATCAATACGGTTTTTAACTGAGGGGTGATAAATGGCAATATTGGGAATGGTGCTGCCTGCGCTGCTGCCTATGGTGACGGATGGCGTTCGCGGTCTTTTTGCGCGCTTTACCGGTGGCGCGGGCGGAGTTCCGGTCAACATGGCGGAGCGCTTGCAACTGATGAAAGCGGAAACGGAAAAGCTGCGCGTTCTGGCTGAGTTGGATCGGCCTGCGGGCGAGGTCTCGCGCTGGGTCGCGGATTTTCGGGGTGCGTTCAGGTATATCGCTATCCTGGTCATATGGGCGGTGACGGCCTGCGCGGTGTTAACTGGCGCGTCCGAGTTGTATACGCTGCCATTGATAGATTTGTCTGCGGGAACGGTCAGCTTCCTTTTTGGTGAGCGCTTTTACCTGAAGTTAAAGGGGTAATGCTAAATGGATATGCTGTCGGCGTTAATCCTGGCGGTGCTGAATGGGGCTGTTACCTGGGGCGTGGTGTCCACTAAATTGAAATACATGGATCGGGATATAGTCGAGGGCAAGCGCTGGAGAGAAGCGCATGCGGAATATCATTTGAATAAGGGGGTGTGA